CCCTTATATACTAGAACTGATTTTACCGATGCTTTACATGAAGCATTTAGCTTTCGTACTGATTATCAGATCGTTACAACAAGTATGATGAAAAAAATTTTTAAAGATACAAAAAAATAAAAACATTACTCACTTTTTACGACAAACATTAAAGCCTGTGTGAAGCGTCTCACAGCGGATGACAAAATTTCTCACGCTTTTTGACAAAAGTAGTTTACAGTAGTAGTTGCATAAAAATGCAGAAACACCCCTCTAAGAGGGGTTAGTTTCTTTATTCATAGAATTCACCTTGTTGATTGTCTCATCTAGTATAGTATCATGAATCTTTTGTGCTGCCAATGCAACTAAAAAACCATTTATAATCCCAAGAAAGACTGATAGCCCACTAATATTTTGCTGAAAAAAAGCTACCGCAATTAGCAAAAACACCGCAACAAAATAGCTCCAAGTTTCTGTTTTAGGGTGAATGTTAAAAGCTTTTTGTGCTACCCAATCAACCCAATCTTTTGTGAATTGAGTAATCATCCATGTGACTACTACTAAACCTGGAAATGCTGCTAAGGTCTCAAGTGTGAATAATTCCTGTCCATTCATTTCGTTAAAACCTCCTTTTCAAAATCTATTGATATGGTGTTTTTACCCTTAAGCTCCCATCCAACTTGTCCACCTAGCAGCGTGCCTAATTCCCTTGCAACTACTTGAACAAAACCATTTTTCCCAGGCACGGATATATAGACTTTACCATCTATATTTTCCATAGGAACACCAATTTCCTTATCGTTAATTAAAAGCCTAAGAGGAGGTTTGTTTTCTTGGGCAGCCAAGTATTTAGAAGGATCAACATGAGTGCCCCAGCCTTGCCTGCGAATTTCATAATGCAAATGACTTCCAGTAACTTGGCCAGTAGCTCCTTGCCTACCAATTTTCTGCCCAACTTCTACAAACTCTCCCTCTTGAACACAAATACTATCTAAATGAGCATAGACATGAGTATAGCCTTGTAAATCTTTTATAGCAACAACATTTCCGTAATTGCCATAGCCACTTCCTTTAGTACCAAATTTCGCCCAAGTTACTTTCCCGGCAACAAAAGCAAAAATCGGGGCACGATGCGACTTAACCATATCAATTCCAGTGTGCATTTGTTTGTTCCCTGTTATTGGGTGCTTTCTCATTCCATAAGGAGATGTGATCCTATAACCAAAATTCTCAAACACTACACCACCGCCTAATAAATTATTTTTATCTTCCTAGTTTCTATATGCAGCCTTAAAACTCAAATAAACTTCTCTTTCTTTGTTCCCTTTACCGATTACATTTGTAGCCAAAGCAGTCCAATTTATGTCATTGATATTCAGATGCTGAAGCTCACTCAATCTACCGCCAGTGGCATAAAAGACTTCAACCATTGACCTTTCCCTAAAAGTAACGCAAGCTTCACGAATCATCTCTAATTCTTCAATCGTTAACGCTTTGGGTAATCTTTTTTCTTTTTTTGGGAGATTTAATTTTAGCCGTAGGGTCCCTCTTCTAAAGTTAACCGACCTACTGCACAGCATCATAAGCCTCGCTGACTATCTCCTGATATTGATCGGCTGTTATTACGCTCTTAACTACTGCGTTTTTTACCATTGCCTTATTCCACAGCTTCCTGTCATAATTCCGCTTCACTATTTCGAATGTCATAATAATATCCTCCTTAATATTTCATCATGTTATCATATTCCATTGCCGCTGCTATTCTTTCCTCCGCTGTCGGCTCTGGTGGTTTGTTGGCTTGCTCATATTCCCACTGAGAAATTGCATCCAATATTTCCTGGTCTGTCAAGCCAACAGCAAATGGTACTCCTAGGTTGGCATAATGTTCTTTCGTTGCTGTAAACTCCATGAAAACCCCCATGTTGATGGGAGCATCACAGATAATATACTTCAGATGTAAAGCTGCTGGCATCTTCTCGAAAACCTTTTCTGGAGATAATACTTCTCCGATTGGTGTTATTAAATTTTCCTTCTTATCCCATATTTTATATTTCATTATACAATCGTCCCCCTTTTATATTTAACATAACCTGTTACCCTTTGAACATAAATCAAAGTTGTGCTGGTGGCAGCTGTTTGCTCGTTTTCTTCTGTGAAACGATACCTGCTTCCTGCCGTGACGGGTATATAAGTTACGACATCGCTTTGGTACGCATCAACTACTGTACTAATAGGACTTCCGCCGCAGAATAAGGCGTTAGTACCTACAGTGGTAGCTGTTAAGTTGCTTCTTGCTGCTGATAGTGCTGTTGGAGTTGAGCGCACCAAGGAAGTATTATACGCATCAACTACTGCATTAGCAGCACCCATAGCATTAACACCCCCGCCGAACAAGGCGTTAGTACCTACGGTGGTAGCTGTTAAGCTGTGTCTTGCTGCTGATAGTGCTGTTGGAGTTGAGCGCACCAAGGAAGTATTATACGCATCAACTACTGCACTAGCAGAACCTGTATCACCCCCGCCGAACAAGGCGTTAGTACCTACAGTGGTAGCTGTTAAGTGGCTTCTTGCTGCTGATAGTGCTGTTGGAGTTGAGCGCACCAAGGAAGTATTATACGCATCAACTACTGCACTAACAGCACCTGTAGCACCCCCGCCGAACAAGGCGTTAGTACCTACGGTGGTAGCTGTTAAGCTGTGTCTTGCTGCTGATAGTGCTGTTGGAGTTGAGCGCACCAAGGAAGTATTATACGCATCAACTACTGCACTAGCAGAACCTGTATCACCCCCGCCGAACAAGGCGTTAGTACCTACAGTGGTAGCTGTTAAGTGGCTTCTTGCTGCTGATAGTGCTGTTGGAGTTGAGCGCACCAAGGAAGTATTATACGCATCAACTACTGCACTAACAGCACCTGTAGCACCCCCGCCGAACAAGGCGTTAGTACCTACGGTGGTAGCTGTTAAGCTGTGTCTTGCTGCTGATAGTGCTGTTGGAGTTGAGCGCACCAAGGAAGTATTATACGCATCAACTACTGCACTAGCAGAACCTGTATCACCCCCGCCGAACAAGGCGTTAGTACCTACAGTGGTAGCTGTTAAGCTGTGTCTTGCTGCTGATAGTTCTGTTGGAGTTGAGCGAATTAAAAACGGGTATGTTTGCGTAGCGTAATTAGTAAAATCTACATGTACCAGACCACCTCCTTCACCCTGTAAGATAAAATTTGTACCATTAAACCTCACTGTGTATACGCTATTTGCTGCCAAATCCCCTGACTCCAAGGCTTCTCCGTTAGCTCTCAAGACTGTCCTTGCTCCTAGACTGTTTATGTTTAGCGTTACTGCTCCTGTGTTTGCAGTTACATTACGAAAAGCTATTGGCAATCCTGCTGTGTACGAAGCTGGCGCAGGCGATACTGTTATTGTTTTGTCATTAGTACCAGAAGCATCTGCGTACCTTATATGGTGCGTAGCGTCGTTTGCATGGTCATCTACCGTTTGTCGTATAGCAATATCATCTGTTGCACTTGGCGCAGCCACCTTCGCCCTACCTGCAGCGTCTCGCAATACTATCCTGTTTGCTGTAGCTGCGGATGTTGCGGAATGTGACGAAGTTTCAGCCAAATGCGACATAACAGCTGTGGCCACTCCTGAAATTTGTGCCCGTCGTTCCGTAGAGGTAAGCTCTTCAACCTGCTGTCCGGTGCCAACAGACCATAACACTATTGAACCTGCCGCAATAATTCCGGTAGTGTTATGACTAAAATTACCATCACTTTGCAGAAACAGATAATATGTTGTTTCTATAGCCGGGTCGGTGATATAGTAGGTGGTGTCCTCGGGTATATCAACCATAATTATGGCATTGGAACTATTAATGAATTCTGCACGCCCCGGGCTGATCGTCAGTTCAATCCTATTGTTTGCTAGGTCGTATGATGCCGATTTTAAGAAAAAAGGTTTATCGGCTTGAGCCTCGGAAGCTGCATTCTTTTCAATGGCGTTAAGTATTTCAAGGAAATTCTCACGGTTTACTTTTTCAGTGCCCAGTGGCATAGGTATTTTAAGCTTATCTGATAGTTCAGGCATATCTTACACCCCTTATATCTCGAAATTATTCCAGGTTAACTCCAGTTTGTCTAGCTGGTTCCAAGTCCAGTCCTGGGCGTCCAGTTCGTCCCAAATTAGCGGGAAGACAATTGCATGTAGTTTAGATTCTCCTGGTTTTGCATCATTGATCACTTGCTTCAGAATCTTGTAATGTTGGAAGAATAACGCTCGCTCTGAAGCTGATAATCTAATAATGAATTCAGCCCACAAGCCAAGATATTCCGGATTTGGATCAGCAACATACTTTTCCTTATACAAAGGATAAATTTCTATTTCAGTGTATCCCAGCGCCGTTAGGAGCCTCATCATTCCGTCTTCACTACCGCCTTCCCGGTAGATATCGTAGGCACTCATCAGCCTCCAGCGATAATCATCATCGGTTTCACCGGCATAACGTGGCAGTTTTCGATCTTCACCACATAAGTCTAAGGCTGGTCCTTTGGCAGTGGCCACCAGGGCTTTCTCCCGGATAGAATAAATTTTAGCCCTAACCTCATCGTAAGCTTGGCCAATCGCTTTAAAAAACTTCCAGATATCACTCTTTTCCCTATCAATTACCCGGTTGAATACCCTAGTTGCAAGTCTCCAGAAATACTCTGCAAATATCATAACTGACCAGCCCTTTGAACAGTAAAATTAACTGTACCTAAAACATGGATTTGGGATGCTGTTATACCAGGCTCCTCAGGGGGAGATATTAAATCCACCCGAACCATATGAGCTATAGTCCGCAAGTTGGCAATGATCATGGAGCGGTCTACCCCGAAGTCTGGATGCACCCGGATGATTGCATCATTTTTTTTAACTCCGTATTTAAACATCTCACTTATAATATATTCACCCATAGCCTGGGTTACCGCCTCATCACCATAATCTGGTTCAATGTATCCTATTGCTTCAACATTCACCGCGACCGGCTCAGCACCCGTCACCAAGACATCTGCAATAAGGGACTTATACTTGTTCACGTGTTCCTGGACTTGAACAATTAGATTTTGGGTAGGCACGCCATTGGTACCGGTGATAATAATATCAATAGTGCCTTGACCACGAGGATGCTGGCCGTTTACCCTGACAGATACGACTCCTGTTATTTCTTGAACCAAGGACGCATAAGAAACTTTGTTACCTCCCAGGGAAAGCTGCTGCCATTTTGCCTCTGCCCTTGAACGCAATGTTTCATCGTCTTCCCGGTCGACCCCTTCCTGAGTGATCCAGTCGGCCTCATTTATAACGTAGTCAATCCCTGGGTAAAAGGCGGAGAGCTGCTTGATCTGCCCACCAGGGACGTTGTATTGTGAACCGGCTAATTCGGCCTCAACCAGGGCAAGCCCTTCAGCTACACCATCCTCAAGTGAAAAATCATCTAATAAGATGTACTTAAGCTCTTTGCCTGTGATATCTACTTCCGTCTTAACCACATAACCGGCAGGTAAGAAAGCCGTCCCGGAGGAATCATACCGCCCTATCTTAACATTGCCCCTGGTTTTTTGAGCTTCTCTTCTAAAAACACTGTATTCAGCTGCCTTTAAATCTAACCAGCCACCGGTAGCGGAGTGTAGATAAGCTTGCTTCATTACCTTGGGTAGAAGAGAGTAGAGAGCTGCCAGCCCTTGCATGGCAAACTCAAGCAGTGTTTTAAATATCCGGCCAGGGCGAAAGTTTTTTATACGAAAGCCTGTTGACTCAAGTCTTTGCTCTGTCTCTGCGGTGAGCTCTTCTGCAGTTTTAGGTTGAATTAAATTTTCCGGTTTAATTGTTGTTTACCCCCTTAAAACCCGTATACCATCCTGGTCCATTACAATCACAAGTGCAACTCTTTCCTGGGTTTGTGTGGCTGAATTCTGAGCCAAAAAACTCCCTATTAAATTAATTGCATGGCTGGTCCAGTCTTCAACAATCACTTCGATACTGGCTGCATCCACATTAGGGTGGCGCTGGATCACCAGCTTTACTTCCTGTATTAATTCCTGCCTGTTTATGGCCGTATTTTCGGCCTGTCTAAACCTTTGTACCCTCGATCCATAATCCGGATGTAACCAGAGGCTTCTCAACTCGGTTATCAGTTCATGTTTAACATCTTGAAAGATGACATCAACTCCAGTTATCGTCTTGACATCTCCGTCTGCAGTGGCCACAAAGTTACCTTCATCATCTAAATAAATATCTTCCAGCTCATCCATGCGCTACACCTCACCATCTATAAAAGGCTGGGTTGGGTCATTGTAATAAAAACCTACCCGGACAAAGCTCCCTTGCTGAAGCTGTTGAGACAAACTGTTAGGCACCGGTACTTTAGGGAAGGGTGGCACCAGCTGATCAGGCTTACCTTCGGCATCATATACTTGCAAGTCAGCATATCCTTCCAGGTAAATCTTCAGTACCTTTGCTTTGACCAGGTACCGGTACCGGCCAACCAAATCCGGAAACTCGTTAGCGATAACTGTTTTGACACTGTCAACAAAAGTCTGGATTCTTTTTTCCTCTCCCATATCTCACCGCCTAAACTAAGCTAAAAATTAATTCTGTCCTTAAGTTGCCGTTTTCATCAGTAAAATGATGTGCTGTATCAACCAGCACCTCAGCTGCAGGTACCTTGGGATGCTCTAAACTTATTAACTGTGAGTGATCAGCTGTAGGTACCCCAATTGTCAGCAAAGAGCCTTGCTGGGATTCACCATCAAAATCCAAATTGATAATATTCTCACCATATTTGAAGACTAACAATGAATCCTGCTCAACTTTTGGGTGCCAGTGGAACACCTCATTTACATCAAAATACGGATCATAATCTAATTGCCATTTACGATTAACTTTTTTGATAAGGTTATATCCATCATCCCCGCTAGCTACAAAAGGGTAGCAGGGAAAGGAAGCAAGTGTGATCTCATACTTTTTGACATCTGCTTTGCGCATCACCTGGCTGATAATCTCTTGCGGGGTTGCCCTCATGAAATTCTGGACCAGTTTTGCCTCGATAACATCGGTCATTTTGTCCCTAGCCCTGGCTGCCAGGCCATCCACTAAATCAAGCTTACCGGAAAAAGCTTTAGCAGTTTCTTCCGGATCATAGCCAAAAAACAGTTCCACCTGCAGCCCTTTTGTCAGAGTCAAGTTTTGAACGTCATCTTTAAGCTGGAACTTTAAAACACCAATAGGGTCTTTCCTGGACCGCCACAGGTCCATATGAGAAAGACCGTTAACTATCATTGCATTGCCGATATATAGCTCGCTGTACATTTAAGACCTCCTTGTTCTACCTAAGTTGGCTCAGCTTTGGAGGACTAACGCTATCAGGCATGTTAACCTTAGCGCCGATATCCGGATCACGCCAGGAGCGCGAGTCGGCAATGTTGCTGGCAACCATAGGAGCTGCGCTAGACCCGCCGGTAGGTATAGTCAGCTGCTGGCCAACAACTATCTTATTAGCATCAACTATCCCATTGGCAGCCACCAGGGCTTGGACAGTAGTATTAAACTTCCTAGCGATTGCACCCAGGGTGTCACCCCTCACAACAGTATAGTTTGTTGTAGCAGAAGAGGGAGTCTTGGTTTGCACAGCAATAGTAATTCCTTCATGCTCCATAAATTCCAGAGATAAATAAATGGTATCCGATAGATTAGTCCCCCGGCTTTTTACTTTGGTAAAGATAACCTCATCAATTCCGTGAGCTTGGGCCTGGGCGCAAACAATTCGGTATCTCTGAGGCTTTTTCTGCTGCTTTGATGAACGGTAAAGACTGCGGATTGATGCCAACTTTTCTTCAGCTGTACTAACCTCATCATTTAAGAGCTGAAGATTAACCTTAACCCTGGGTAACTCGTAGCCAGTGGCCTGAGTTGTTTTCTTTTGCTTCTGGCGCCCCTCAATCTCCACATCATCCAGTTGGGCCTCATCTTCAATTTCAATACTTTCATATATGCCGGGCAGGATAGTGTTACCCAGTTTGACCTGCCCTATATCTGCATCAATGTTTAAGTCCATCCTGCCACCACCTTAAGCTTTATATCTTTCCAGGAAGCTTTCTAAGTCTCTAGTAAACTGGTCTGCTTCCCTACGGCTTCCGCCATGATAGTGGAGTTCAACCAGTGGGCCTTGCTTGCTTTCCCGCCGGATTTCCCGTTGGCTAATCTCGGTTTTCTCACGGAAAATCTCACGCAGGCTGATAGATTTCTGTGACCGGCTAAAACCTACTGATGGTGCCTTGTAGCTATCAAAGGCGTTTTGAGCATCAACATCAGAAGTATTGAGAGTTAAGAGCATAGATAGTGCAGCTCCGGCCAGAGCTGCTGCAGTAACTTGTTTAAGCAGACCGCTGCGCTGGCTAATGCCATTGGCAAAGGTTTCAATCATGGCCCGGCCTGATCGGGTTAATGTAGATAAGGGACCTTCTTTGGCGTCGGAGAAGGGAAGGAGTCTTCTTAGTTTTACCAAGCCTTTTTCAACAACTTCATAAGGTTTATTGATCAAGCTGGTGACCCCGTCCACAAATGCTTGAATGAGATCAGATCCTGACTGTCTAAAGTCGGCAATCTTACCCATAAGGAAGTTGTCAAATAGCCGGAATGAGTGCCTAAAAAATTCTAGCCCCAGGATAAACATGAGCTTTAATCTATCCCAGCCATTGCCTATGCTAGCGGTTACTTTATCCCAGTTTCTCCAGAGCAGGTAGAGCACTGCAATCAATGCAATAATCCCTAAGACGATCCAGGTAATTGGGTTGGCCAACAAGGCAGCGGTGAATCCCCATACTGAGGCTATTAACCCTGGCAGAGCTGCAACTGCTGTTCTGATGGCCGCAGCGCTCATGCGTCCTAGGTTAACAGCCATCGTCCTGGCGGTACCGGCACCAGATCTGAGTGCATCCATGGCGTATAGGCTGCGTATTTGTAATGTCATAAAAGCATCTTTCGCAAAGCTAGCCCCTTTGCTAAGATAAAATAATGACGTAGAAGTATTACCAATTATCCAGCCCATAGCTCCCAGACCAGTAATAACTCCCCCAATGCCGACCAGTAGTGCAGATATCGATGCGCCTACATAAAAGATAGTCTTAGCTGCACGTGGGTTTTCTTCTGCTAATTGCATTATTCTCAGTATAAATCCGCTTACAGCAGTAGTTAGTAAGTTAAAATCATCAGTTAGCAGATTACCAACAGTTTCTTTTAGATTTTGCATTTGCTGGCCAACAATTTCCCATCTAGAACCGGGATCAATATTCATCAACTGGGCCATTTCCTCAGTAATCCCCGTGCCACCTTTCATGGCAGTTTGGACACTAAGAACACTATCCCTCAGTAAATCTATCTTGGGATAAAGAAGCTCTATTACACGTACAGCTTCTTTGGTACCGAATGCCTTTTCAAGTTCTTGCTTTTGTATAGCATCCAGAGTATCACCATATTTACCCCGGAGCTTTAACAAGATTTCTTCCATCCCCAATAGCTGATTATTAGCGTCTACAAAGCTTAAGCCTAGTGCATCACCTGCTTTGGCTGCCGATGAGATAAAGGCAGCATATCTAGTCCCTGATTCGCCCCCTGTCATAGTAGCCTGCAACATCCCTAAGATTGCCAACTGCTCCTCCAGGGGGCGATTTGCACTGGTGGCTGAAGCTCCAAGGCTGCTTATCGCCTGAGACATTTGAGAACCTGTTGTTTTGAATTGCTGTACCGAAGCCGCTATTCCTCCGGAAAACATTTCTCCAAAAGCGAAATCACTTAACTGCCCATACATATCCTTGTAGATTCCATACCCAGTTGCAAAAAGACTGGTCATTTCAGCTGTTGTTGATTTCGTTGCCTTTGCCGTCAAAGCTGCCAACCTGGTGTACTCGGCAACTCCAGCATCGGAGAGGGAAGATATACCTGACTTAATGTCATAGGCAGCGGACAGAAATTGTGATTTTACAGTTCCTGAGTAGGCATTGCTAAAGTTTGTTGCTGCAGTCTCTAAAGCACTAAAGTCTCGGATACCTACAGAAGCTAACTCACCGATGGCTTTTTGCGATGCAAATGTAGCTTTAACCGGCATGGCTGCAGCAATGCCTGTTGCAATTCCGGTTGCGACCATCTTGGCGCCGGCACTCATCATTTGATTTGATTTATCGATGAAAGCCTGCATATTGCCTTCTAGTTGCTTAACTTCTTTCCCGGCTAATCTTGCAGGACCAGACAATCTGTCCACCATTGCCAAGATTACACTTAATTTAAAAATTGTTTCTAAACTCACCTTGAATCACTCCCAGCCATGGTTTATGATGGTAAATAAGAAGGAGGTCGGTATTATGGAAGAGTTTATCTTGAATTTTTTAGTCTATAGCATATTTGCAGTGATAATAGGCATCCCGATAATTTTGCTCTTATATGGAACCGGTTTCATTATTCGTTATTTGCTACCAATATTGCTTTTCCCATTTATGCTACCCTTTGCTTTTTATCTCTCGTGTGAGACACCAAGAATTAAAACAGATAATTTGTCCGGCTGGGATATGCTTAAGAAGATGTTTATTTTTTATGGTAGACTTCTTACTTGGCGAAGGCCATTCTTACCTTAACATTTTGGAAGCCCTTTCTCCCATAGAGGAGGAAGGGCTTTATTCTTCCTCCTTTCCTCCGCCAAGTGCTTTTACTATAGCTGCAGCCGTAATGTCGACCTCACGTCTTTCATACCATAAAGCCTGGGCGTACAGCTCTGCAAATTCCTCCAGTTCAAACCCACCTTCTTTACCGAAGTACTTCCAGATCAGCAGGTGGCCGTTAGTGAAGAAATTGTCTTCAATCTCACTGATCCGGCTCTCAACCTGCTCTACAACTTTTTTATAGTGACCATGGCATTGACGCCGATTTTGTCATTTAGCTTATCGGTCAATCCAACAACTGCACCAGGATGTTCAACTAAGGTTTGCTCCAGGGTTTCCCGGTCCCGGTCATCAACCAAGCTGAAGAGGTAATTTCTCATGGCAGCTGTCGGTTTGCTGCTCATTTCTTTGATCATCCTGTCAAAGTGAGTGGACTGAGGCTTTTTAAACCTAAACTCCTTTGCACTGATAGAACCATCTTCATTCTCAAGTTCTGCCTTGACTATATACCGCTTTTCATTTTGGATAACTTCTTTTTCTCCATCCACAATTGTAACCTCCTGTGAGAATTTTTGTTTACACTGCAGCTAATCCATCCCGGACAATTTGATCTACCACCAACAAGTCTAAGTCAACAGTCAGCTTTTTAGCGTTTTGGGCTGCCTTATGAGCTGTCTTGGTGAGTTTGCAGCCCTTAATAATGTCCGTCTTGGTCCTTTGCCCGTCATTGGCGTAGGAAACGGTGACAGGGAAGGGAGGAATCCGGTACAACGGCTTGCCAATGGATTTAGCGTAACCCATTAACTTTTCCAGTTCCTCACGCATGATAGTTATTTTTGTGCTGGCTTTATAGTTGCCGTTTCCATACCCTAGCGCCTTGCTTCCCTTGCCATAGGCCAGCTCTGATTCCAGTTCATCCTCATAGTCGATATTTTCAATACCGATGAGGATTCCATGGGGCAGGCCGATAGTAATACTCTCCCAGTCGTACACCTTGCCATTAATCAATTTTGTTCACCTACCTTCTAAACGGATTAGCCATGCGCAGCTTGATATTAATCCAGCGCATAATCGGAATAGGGAAGATCGCTAGATCAACATCCAGTGTCTTGCTGGTAATGATGTCCTGTTCGGGGTCAATAATCAATTCATAGTCCATGATTTCCTTAACCCCTGGCGCTTTCATGCCATCCAGGGGAGCTTCCATGTGACCCTGTAGATTTGCAATGCCGTCCTCATCACCTTCACTTTGGACATAAAACAAAGCTGCTTGTCTTGTTAACCTGGTTGCTTTGTCTGCCACCCGGCGAGTTTCCACAAATTCATAGTCAGAGCCGGGAGGAGCCATCATCCGGCCATTGGTGACATAGATGCCAGGCATTCCCACATATGTTCTAAAGGTGACATAACCAACTTCATCAAGCGCTTTGATATGGCCGTCATTCAGTCCCTTAGGCTTAAGTCCAACAGCATTAGATACCCGGTAGGACATTACCTTGCCCGGTGACTCATGTACTCTGGACCGGCTTAAAATTCCGTTATATACACCGCCACCGTTAGTATCTCTGATTAATCCATCAAGGCTGGTCACATCCAACCGACCGGCTACAACCGCCACTCTAGTACTGGCAAGGCTAGCTCTTTCAGTAATGAGTGCCTGGACGTACTGGTCCACGGTTTCACCTGGAGCGATATTCCTTGCCTCCAGGACAAAAAAAGTAGGGACATGTTCCTGCTCCAGAGTATCCGCTTCAGTCGCACATACTGCCCAGAGAGCTGCACTTGATTCTCCGACCACATGAATAAACTCGTAATTAAATTTCTGGTCTTTTACAATTTCAAGGGCTGCCAAAAAGTCTGCATTACTCATGGCCGGGGCGGTGGTAGAGAAGGAATAAGTGTCGTTTTCAACAAAGCTGCTTGCTGCTGGCTCTCCGGCAGTAAAAGTGATTGTTACTCCAGTACCTGTTATAATGATCGCTCCATTTACAGGTACCGTCTTTGGCGGAAGCCAGTTATCACCGCCGTCTATAGAGAGCACATACTGAGCTTCATTTAACCCGCCACCCTTAACAATTTCGATGACTATTTCATATTCGTTGTTAGGTGAGCCAGTGGCAGCAAATGTTGCGGTGCCGGTACCAACATGATCAATATCGCCAATGCTTCCGGCTACACTTGCTGCAGCTACTACCGCAATTATGCTTTGTACTGGCAGGCTGTCCAGGCAAGCATTGGCCAACGGACCGGCCCCTAGCTTTTCTTTTACCTGAACAGGTTTATTAAGGTAGAAGAACTGCCCCGGATCAGCAGCGGTACAACTGCCAATTTTAACGTGCACCCCAGTGGCGGAATATCCGGTTAAACCAAGTCCGCCGTCTTGAATAGTTACATCAACATCTGGTAAAGCACTTTTAACCATTACATTTCACCTCACTTCTTAACTGATTTATTGAGTGTTTTCGGTTTAGGGCCGACAGGACTTTTTAACCAGTTATCAACTGCCTTTTTAAACTCATCTTCAGTCATTTCCAGTCCTTCAGCCCAGCCATTTGCTTTCATGACTCCTGCAAACACCGAATCCTTAACCCCGGTCAATTTCTTTAACTTTTCAATAGGAAGAAGGCCGGAAGGGGAATCCTCAGATTTCTTTTTGCTCATGATTAACCTCCTTTTAATGAGCTATTGTTTGGTTGATATTGACTTCTTCAATTGTGGCCAACGGCTGATCACGGTAAATGCCCCCTACAAATAGGATGAATAACACTCCTAAAGAACGGTTTTTCTGTTCAGGTGGCCATTCGATTCCGGAAGGAGCAATCTCAACCCAGTTGCCCTTGCCATCATACATTCCCTTGGGGAGCCTCGTGAGCAGGTTGACCAAAATTTGATCAACTGCTTCTTCAGTAGAGTGGAACAGGTTTATTTCAAGCGGCAGCATCCTTTGGAACATTTGATACCGGATAAACTTTTGTCCGGAATCATCTGTCCATTTAGCAACTTTCCGGCGCCGTTCGTCAAGCTTTTCCTTGTGAGCTAAAATTACAGCTGTTGGGTTGGACTTGATTCGCTCTAGATCGGCTTCTTCCGTAAATACCTGCTTAACACCCAGTTCACTGAGAATATCTGTTATGAGTTCCTTGGCTAACTTAATTATCATTTCCGGACCTCTCCTCAATGAATTCTACCAGGACATTTTGAATGTCTTCTTTGTCTGGGGTGGATATCCCCAGGTAGGGGCGGGCAGGGATTTCAACCTTCTTGCCCCGGCCAGCTTTTCCGCCAAACTGGTGAATCCCGCCTTGAACTAAGTTAGTTCCCACAGCCACACCTTCCGGCCTAGCTTTATGGGTGATTGAACGCATCATCCTGCCGGTATCTTTCAAAATAGCAGCTTGCTCCATGATCCGCCGGGCACGGGCAGATATCTGACCCCGCTTAGTTTTATACCGGCCTTTAGTCCGTCTTTTTGCCCTGGCCTCTACAGTTGAAGCTGCTAGAGGTTCCCATGCTCCGCCGTCAGGGTCTTTTTCTTCCTCGAATCGTTCTTTGGTGGACTGTTCCAAGACCATGCCCAGCCTGCTGTTTAGAGTCTTTAAATCCTGGTGAGATGGTTCGAGATTGCGGATTGCCCTGGAAAGAGATACCCAATTCCCGTCAAGTCTTGACCCTGGCATCAGTCATACTGCTGCCGGAATTTATCACCGAAGATTTTGCCGGGAGAATGGAAGTGGATTTTTTCTTCAGGCACTCCCAGCATAATTGTTCCTTCGGCTATTTTCTCCAGCATCTTGACAGCGTTTTTGTACCGCCTGATGATATTGTCCTCTTCATCCCCGGTCCATTTGCGGGAGAAGAGGTTATACAAGGCGATGTCTACTGCCAGCTTGCGGATGATAGGGGGTACCGGGTTGAAGGGTACTTTGTTTCTCACAGAAGCATAGGAATCAATCTCGGATGCAGCATTGTCGATAGCCCGCTGGACGTTCTCTAAATTGATAATCGGATTTTCATCTTCGTCTACAACAGGCTCTTCGTTGTCGTTTGATAGGTCGATTAACTTTTGCTTGTCAACTTGACCTAAAAGATCATCTAAAGAGCAATACATTTAAACCACCCCAAAATGGTGTTAATAACACCTATTCGAATATTGTTAAAACCCCGTTAATCCCCGTTATTTTCCGTTAACTTTTTTTGCCGAATACCTAGACAAGCGCAAAAGCCAAACAGGCCATTTTAAAGCTTACTTCTTTTTGCCTTTCCCAGCTGTTTTTTGGTCCGGCTGTTCATCCTGCCCATCCGCTTTTTTCTCCTCAGGTTCCGGATTCTCCGGTTTGATCGCCTTGATCTTAAGGAGAGGGGCAGCCTCCTTGGTATCTAGCTCAAGCAAGCTGCCTTTCGGATATTTCTTTCCATCGTGGTTTATCCTTATTTCTGCAATATATTTGTTACTCAATTACTCCACCTCCTACAGGGCTACAGCAGTTTGAAAGAGGAAACCGGCAATCTTACCAGTGACTTTTACTGTATACACATCGGAAACCTTAATAACAGTACTCTCAGCCTTCTCGTCACGATACTTGCTGGTAAAAGGCCGACCTTGTTTTCGGAGAGTGTAGCCATAAGCAGGAGTACCCATATCCGCATCTCTCTCATCTGGTACATATGCAAGGATAGCCACGTTGCCCCAGCAGTCTACAAAGTCTCCAGCCTTACCGGCATACACACACTTGCCTACTTCAACATTTTTAATGTTAAAGACCTCCGCCATCAATGCAGGAGTAAGGACACCCTTCATGCTGTATTTGATCTTGTCAATTAACTTTGGATGCTCACTCAAAACATTAAAAGTGCTGGCCCCAAGTATTAACGTGTTAGGATAGTTGCCTATTTTGCCCCTGATATGTTCTCTGGCATCCTTAATGGCCTTGACCGGATTGGAGTTTTCATAATCACTCCATTGGGAAGTGCCAGAAAGTCCCTCCACGTTGTCCGCATCATAACTGACAGCCTTTTGAGCTAAGATAGCCTGGTCATATTCCATTTTCAAACGGATGATGTCTGTCAATGTCCTGGTAGCTCTAATCATTGGCCTGTTGGGAGCAGTAGCTTCTTCAATTTCCCGATCGTCAACTGCAGACTCCAGGGACTCTTCTTCCAAGGTGTATGGAATAGTAGCTTCACTTAAATCAATGCGAGCTGTATTGCTCCGGATTGCTCTCCTGGTGTTATAAAGCTTAAAAGCCTCTTTGCCATATTCGATGATATGGCCTCCTTCTTTAGTTACCGTAACGATTGGAAACAGTTTTGTCCCGATATGCTCTTCATTTCGATATCCCTGAGCAATGCTGGTCAGCACAGGATCGACTATTCGAAGCGTCTCAAGTTTCATAATGTTTCTTAACCTCCTCTAATCTAAATTAATTTAAGCAGCTGTTACCGGAGAAACTAGCAGCACCTCAACTAAATCGCCGTCACCAGTTGATTCTTCCAGTGCAATTGCATTGATGATATCCCCGGATGCAGCGACCGGTGCCGCAGCCTTACCATCAGCATCACTGGCCAGGCGTGCACCCTTATCAAAAGCCCCGCCAGCCTCCACTACCGCTGTTCCCAAAGTGACTACTTCACAAGCTTTGCCGGCAGCGGATGCACCAAACTGGGTAACCCCTAGGGCAGCATCACCTTTGTCAGCTTGAGCATCGGCAAAGTTAACAAACCGGTGACCTCCTATAGCTCCTGCTGCCACTACAGTCAAAATTAAGCAAGGTTTATATTGGCTCATAATTTAATCCTCCTCCGATTAATCTTTTATTACTTATTAGGAAATTGCCAGGACAGCTTCCTCATAAGAGACTTTGTTCTTTTCAGCAAAATCTAATGCTTTCTTATGCAGCTGGGCAGCCTCCTCATCTACCGGCATTCCATAGTCAAAGTCTTTGGTTTTCCTATTTGCACTGCCACCTTTGTCCTGGCTGCCAGGTGCAATTTCCTTAAATTCCACCTGGTCAGGCAGCTTGGCAATAAACCTTTTGAAGAATTCCAGCGGGGAAGCTTTAACTTCTTTCTTCTGATCCTTCTCGCCCTCGGAGAATTCAACTGTAACCTCTTCAGAAAGGGTACTCATAAACTCTACCAGTCCAATCCTTACCGCTGGAGGTAGTTTCTCCTTGTGCTCATCAATAAAACTCTTAAACCCTGCCTCTTTAATCTTCCGGTTGGCCTTCTCCAAATCTTGCTCTAACTTAGTCTTATCGGCAGAAAACTCTACCACTAATTCTTTGCGGATTTGTTCCCGCAGTTGTTCCACATCCACCTTGTCAACCTCCTTAAAATCAATTTCAAAATTAATGTCACTGTCATCTTCACTGAACTGCACCGGCTTCAGGCCCTTTACTTCCGGAATAGCTGCACCTAGAAAGCCAACATGCATAAGGTTCCAGCCATCCTCGCTTTTTCTCAAGCGGACAGATACTTTTTTGTAGCGCCCCTGGTTAACAGCTTCGGAAAACTCCGGCACCACCTGCTTAAACCTAGCCAGCAGTTTATTGCCTTCCCGCTTGACAGCATCTACCCACCCAAAAGCAGGATCATCTTTTTTCGGGTGACCAATTACAAGAGGGGCTTCATGATCAGCCGGTTTGTAGTTGGCCACTACCTGGTCCAAATCGCTTTCATTAAAATCACCCTGGGGATAGCTGCCTGCCTTGAATATTTCATGCCATTTACTCACGTTTTCACCTCGTTTCAATTTGGCTTAGAGTAGGGGAGAGGGGATTTATCTCATTGATTCTGGCACCTCCCTTAAAGCTTGACCTGGGTTATTGACAAAACCTTTATCAGGCAGCAGGTCCATAGGCTTTGATACTTTGATACCTTCACGTTTTGCCCGGTATTTGTTGATGGCGATTACTCCGCACCGGCACCGGTACCCGTTAGGTGGCCACCACTGTTCCCAAATAGGATCATCCCGGTGAGCTATAAAGCCGTGCATTGCCCGGTGGGCAGGGCGGGTCTGGCTGTCTAACACCGATGAGTATCTATAGTAGGGGAACATATCTACAAATTCCGGCTCTTGCATCTTCTCCCAGTTTCCAGCGTTATAGGCAGTCTGGATATTGGTCCTGAAGACTGTTTCTAAATGCCATGGGTCTGATGGGCCAAAACCAAGCCTTTCAAATAGCTCATCAACGTTTTTCCTGAATTCCTGAAAAGGAGTGCCTTTTTCCAAGGATTCCTCAATGAATCCTTTTATCTTGGTAACAATGTCTTCACCTTCCACCCTGGAGATAGTGAAGTACTTAGGCTTTAACTCTTCCTCCAGCTTTCGGTATTGCTCCATCTCCACCGGCATAATCTGCTTAAAGCGTTTTACTGCTTCCACTAGGGTAAGGGGTTCCGGCTTGATGGTGTATTCAGGCTTCTTGGCAAAGTTCTTGATCACTTCTTCCAGCCCATCTTCATAATCTTGCCAGGCATCGGCTTCACCCAGCATATACCCGACAAGGACAGTATTGAGCAGCACTTCCTGGATTCCGTCCATGGCCGTTGAGTCCGGCTTTAAAGAGGTAGCTTGATTATAGTCGTCCCAGCTGTTGATCTGCTGCTTGATGTCTGCCAAAAGCTTCCCGTAAGTAGTGGCTCCTTTGTTCATTGCAGCTTCGAAGAGCTGGTCCAGGTAATCTCCTCGGCTTGAAATCTTCTCTTCAAAGTCCAGGACAACACCTTTGTATTGGGCAGCAAACTCAGGAGTGGGGGATTTGCTGGTATCAGACTTATTGATTAACGGTTCATCTTCAGCTGGCTTAGGAATGTTATAGCGTTCGTAGAAGTAGTTAACTCCAATTGGAACACCAATCTCCACCAGTGTTTTATCTCGCTCAGCTTGCTCCTTTTTAATATCTTCTTCTTCGTAGAAGATGGTGAACCTGGGATAGTCCTCCTGGGGGCCAAAGTTGAAATCCACCAACCACTTGACCAGTTGATTATTCATGGCTGCCATGATCATTTTGGCATCAGCTTCAATAATGTCTTGCTTCACGTCAGCATGGACAGATGCAGCGGAGTAACTTCCTCTTTCACCAATTTCCGTGGTCAGCGTCTGCCCCAGGATACCTTTGCTGATCTCCTGGTTACTGAAGACCAGGAAAAGGCGGTGAGTTTCTGATTTATCCCCGCTGGTTTCTTTGAAATCCAATTCAGAGTTAGAGGGGATAGCCACAGCAGCATCTTGAACCAGGTCAACTAGCGCCTGAAGTAATTCCCTTTTATCTCGATCGCTGGCTCCTGGATGATATTTCCCTACAGCAGTGGGCATCCCGTATTTCTCAACAAAGATAGCCCAAAACTTATATCCATGTTTCTTGAACATCCAGGGCCAGAAGCAAGTGGAATATAGCCTGGTGCCATAGGGATTATCATCGTCTTCGTCCTCGTGCTGCACTAGCAGGAACTTGGCAGGGGGTACCGGTTCTCCATAGAAATCGTTTAAAGTTATTAACCGCAGCTCCCCACTGGTACCAAAATTAAAACGTCGCTGCGGGCGGGATTTAATATCCTTGACCCACCATTGGTCTTTCCGTTCTTCCCAGAGAACTTCCATAGCTCTGAATCCTTCAAAAGGGGCATCAAGCATCTGGCGCAAATCCTGGTCAAAGTTTAAGCCCTCCAGGTTCCTTTTTACAAAGGTTGCTATTTCTTCACCTTTATCACCGCTTTCTTCTGCCGGGAGTACATCCCACCTCTTGGAAAGCACCCCAGCTTTCCGGGCAGTCAGGCAAGCACGGATATGGCCGTCTGTTCTCATCTCGGCATATATCTCAGAGCCTTTGCCTGTCTTTTGGATAATCGGATCAGGGTTAGGTAATATCTTTAGGAAGTGAATCCAAGAGCCAAACTCTTTTTCCAGGGTAGCTATCTCGCTGGTATTAGGTTTTTTTAACGGCTTTCCATCAGAACCTAGTATCATAAGTCATCATATCCCCTTAGCAGTTGATTCATTTTCCTTTTAGCAGCAGTCAAGATATTTCCAGGCGTGAGAGTTACTTGGTACTTAGTTAGTTCTAAAGCAATCCTGGCTGAATTGAGGGCCATGCCAAAGTGGTTGTCCACATTCTTTTTATACCGGATTTGCTTTTCCCCACCTTCGCCAACAATTTCTTCTTTAACGAGCTTCAGCAGGTGAGACTTAACCATTTTAATAATTTCTTCTTCCTGAATTGTCCTCGGCTTGGGCAGAAGGGCTAGAGGTGGTTCAACAGCAAATAAGTCGGTTGTTTCATCTAGGGATTCATCTCTTTCAACAGTAACTTTCCTCACCATCCGGTCATCTTCTCCCTCGGTGCCTTCCTTAAGCTCCGTGCCTTTGAAGTACTGGATGTAACCGGTAGCTTTTTTGAGGTTCCGGACAATCTTTTTACTTTCGGTCTTATAGGGCATGGCGTCAATTACTAGGCCACCGGCGTTGTATTCTATTTCTATCCTGGCCACCAGCTCATCTAGGTCTTCTACCTCAACCTCCCAAAAGGCTAATGGTCTGATACCACCATCTTTATATGGAGCGACAACAGCCACGTGGGCCTTATCACCCATGTCTATGCCGATGCCGGTTGTTTCCTCGGAGTAGTCTGCAAAGTAGTAGCCACTGGCTGCTTCCAACCTCCGGAGCACTTCCGGGCTGACCGGCTGCATGTTGCCGCTGTCCGGAAGGGAGAGGACACTGCGCCGGAATCTAGCTCTTTTGCTGGGTTTATCCCTGGCAGTTTCCCAACGTGACCAAATCAGGTTTAGGTTAGCATCGGGAATAATGAGCTGCGGTACCCGGTAGCCTCGCCGGTCAATCCTGTCTGGCTGCTCCGGTACCCATTGGCCGGTGCCTACATCTAACACCTTCCCGCATTTGGGACAAACAAGCTTCATTCCGTCAGCTGTTTTGGCCATGTTCTCCGGAAAGTCTTCTTCAATGGGAGCTTCATAACGGCAGCCTGCGCACTTGACCAGCCATTTCCGTTTGTCGCTGCGTTCAAATAGTTCATCTATGCCGTCTTCCGGAAACAAAGCCACTGAAAAGTACTTCTGCCAGCCAAGTGATCCAGGGGCAGAGATACGATCCTGGGCTAGCTCCATGTTCTCCGGGTTGATCAGTGCCACCTCATCAAATTTAATCTCATCAGCCGGGATTGAAATAGCACCGGCTTTGCCAAATAGACCTAAAACATAGAGGAAGTGGGTGCCAATTTGTTTAAGCCCGGCCTGATCAGTCCCTTGGAGACGTTCTTTTAGATAAGTGCTTCGGTCGATATATGGGTCAAAGCGAGTAGGGCCGAACATTTTTGCCATCTTGTCTGTAGGCAAGTAATAGATAATGTTTTTTTCTTTGATGTCAACCATATACAGACTATGAGCAATGGCAAGAGTAGAAAAACCAGTCTGAGCGCCTTTTTCAATGGTTAAGTGGGGGTGGCTGTCGTATGTTTCAACTATCTCTCTCATGAAAGGACGGCTTAAAGGGTCATAGATTGCGCCGTCATCTAAAACAAAATATTCCCGGCAGTAATCCACAAACGAGATGTCTTTGCGCCTGGAAGTCCCTATTAAATCCTTTACAACTGACATTATTTCACCATCTTTCACCGATGGGATGAGGATACATTTTCTTTTGTTGCATCAACCAATGCTTCTAACCGCCTTAGCAGCTCAGGGTCTTGGTTCAACTCCCGCTTTAATTCATCTTTAAGCTTTTCTGCAGCAGCTTGCACTCCCCGGTCAAACTCCATTTTGAACTTTTCTTTGAAGATGGCCGTCCTTTCTAGCTGGACTGCTATTCTGGCAGCCTTGTCCAGCGGGAGCATTTCAAATTCCTCTTGGGCAGTTGCAAACTTCTTGATTAGAGCATCTATCACCAGCGTGTTGGCAGCTCCAGCTGCATCGATATTTCGGTTTTCTTTGACCGTTTCAATGATAGCCCTGGTCTGTTCGGCAGCTTCTTTAAGTCTCCGGGCAACGGCATTTTGTCTTAAAGCATACCGGCCAACTGCCGACTTGCTAATGGTGTATCCTTTTTGGGTTAGCTCCTGAGATATTTCTTGATAAGTGATATTGACATCAGCCAGCATTTTATCAAGCTCTTGCCTGATTTCTTCCGGCAGCTCATCAACCCGTGATTTTATGCGGTTCCGGCTTCTTTGACGGGGTTTTTCTGTTTTTGCCATTAGACGTCAACTCCTGGATCATCAATGGTGCCTTCCAGCAGGTCTACACCCTTAGCGGTGAGCCGGATAGCTCCATCATCCCGGAATACGTTGTATGTTTTGGTCTTAGCATTGCAAATTTCTATATAGCCTTTTTCTCTAAGATACTCAATGTGCTGTGAAATTTCCGGAGAGATGATCAGCCCGTCTGCTTGCAGCGCATTAGAAATTTGCCTAACTAAAATCGTTTGATTGGTAACCCGCCCAAGAGATCGCAAAATATATCCTCTGATTGCTTTGTTTTTACTAACATTTGTCTGCTCCATCTCTTACGTTCCTCTCCTAGTTATGAACTCATAAATCTTATCTAGCTTTTTCTCGATGTTATTGGTGAATCTGATAAAGTCTTCCCTGGTGGTGTAAATGAAGGGGAGGTCTGATTTTAAATCATTAAGCTCCCGTTTGACTTGGGCAATTTCCGTTTCATTTTTCTCGAATCTCACGTCAATGCTTTTCTTTAGCTCTTTGAGAAAATATGCAACGGCTCCAACTGCAATAGTTGTTGCTAGTTGAAAAAGCCATGCGTACTGACCGTTCATAAATACCTCCTTTGCAAAAGAAAAAAACCCAACCTATAGTTGGGATTTTACCTGTTATTGCTATTTATTTCGAATAAAGTGCTTCAGAAAATTACTTTCCTGAGGAAGCAGTGGGGAGATCAAAAAGGGTTGCCTGGTTCTCGTTATGACAGTCACCTGTAATTTGCCTTACCCAAACCTCCGTGAGGCCATATTTCCTAGCCAGCTCCCGGTAGTTGCCCCCGTTAAATTCTTTCTTAATCTTTTCATCCCTAATCTTGCGGATCACCCCGTCAAGCTTGGGAAGGTAGATACCTGTCCCCTGGTATCTATCAGCCAGCTTTAGGGTATTTTCCAGTCCGATTAGCTTGCTAATTTCGAAATACGGCTCCGGTAAATCTTCCGGATTAATATCTTGCATCCACTCCTCTGCAACCATAGGGTGTCACCACCTTTATACACTATTTTTAGGTCTTTTGTCAAACTATATTGTCTAGTTGTGAGAAATTCTATTAGTCATTTCCCGTTCTTTAACTTTTTTCAAGGCTTCTATAATGCGCCATGCCTGGTCAGTTGTGAGCCAGTTGATGTTTTCTACTCCGGCATATTTCTTCAAAAACCCTTTTAGACGTTTTGGATCGTCCCAACCCATTTCTTTTGTCATGTGATTAATCTTCCATTTTTGCTTTTCTGTAAGCCTATTCGTTGCAGTGGAAGGAGCTGCTTGCTTTCCTGATAGAGAGTCAATTACTTTGTTGGCCCAAGTAGGGGAGAGGGTGGAGATACTTCTTTGTCCGGTAACGTTTTCCACCCGTGTCCTGAGTATATCTTCGTCAATCTCAAGCTCCCTCGCCAGCGCCCAAATCTTTTTCAGCTGCCCCGGTGAAAGTTTCTGTTTTGCCATTAGTCTCACACCTTTCTGTATTAGTGGTTTCAGGAAGGATTAGAATAGCCTCATGGGACCAATCCCATGTTTCTGAACCACACACTGAACAGCAGTGTGGCTCAACTCCATCAGCAACTACAAACATTTTTTTGCATTCCCAACAAATATAAACGTCTACCGGTTGACCTGACATATTTTTCACCTCGCTTGTTAGTATCTTATTATTGTGCACTAACTGGATAATGTTTTTAATGCTTTGGCATACCAAACATTTTCGATGTCGTTGTTAGTTATTTCTTTCATATCCTCTTCGTTTTGAATTACACCCCACCAGCTCTCCATACCAAAGATGATTTTATTTAAGTCGAAGATAAATATAGCCGGATTAGTATGAAAACTAATATTTAGCTCCTTGGTTTCTGGATTATGCGAAATGTAATTACTCACAGGCAGATCACCCAAATAAAGTCCTAAATAGGTCTTTTTTTGGTATTCTTCTTTGCATGGTCTAATTTTGACAAATTTACCTATTCTTGAAGTGCCAAGACTATGAACTTCGGTATCTTGATTTATCTTTGATACTTCGATAGGATATTCGATATACATGCTCTTGTACTTGTCACAGATAAATTTATCCCTGAATTTAAACTTCTTCATATCGAAGAATCCCGTTTCGATTATACTTTGATATTCCTCATTTGCTTTCAATGCTTCACATTCTCCCCACATTGAACTTCTGCATGAATTACAATTTCTTTCTCGCATTATTAACGCTCCCTTGTACACTATTAGCTGCAGCCATTCTTCGTCATCTTTTTCGGTAATCTTCACCATCCATAGGAATCAAATAACACATCTCCATGATCCTGGAGGTGATCCGCTCCCAGGAGCGGACCGGTTTGCCCGATTCATCAATTTCTAATCCTTCGAGAGGAATGTTTGATGTAATAACTGTCGGCAGCTGTTCGATATACCTGGCATTGATTATTAAGAATAATTTCTCCATTACCCAGGGTGAGCTGCGCTCAGCCCCTAGGTCATCCAGGATGATTAGTTCAGCATCTTTTAATAACTCTAACCGTTTCTCAGCTTCGGTATTTCTCTGTTTAGCTTCAGCTTCAGTCTTAGCCGACTTAGGCCGGAGCAAGTCCAGCAGTTCCGGTACCACCCCAGCCACCACAGATACCTGGCCCAGCACATTATTGAGGATAGCAAAGGCCAGGTGGCTTTTCCCCGTCCCGGAAGGTCCAAATAAGAATAAACCATTTTTCCCCTGGCTGCTTATAGACTCAAATTGCTCTGTATATCGTTTGCACACCTGCAGCGCTTTAGGCTGCAGTTTTTGTTCAAAGTTGTCAAAGTTTTTGTTTCTAAACCGGCGGGGTACTCTGGCTGCATTAAATAGTTCCTCAATTAGGATTTGTTCCCGCTTTTTATGCGTGCATTCGCATTGTTTGTATTTAAAATCGCCAGTAATTAGGTACCCGGAGCCGTCACACTGTTTAAAAGGGCATGTCTTTTTCTCCGGTAAAGTAGCGGTCGCTGTATTTGCCGTTTTTATAGCTGCCACGTTGTACACCAGGTCGCTGATTGACTTTCCCATTTTGGTCACCACCGGTTGCCAGTTTGTATTTAGGCCATAATCTTTCGACCACAGCCAAGTGATCAGCTTTGTCTTGCCAGTATTCATTTTGAAAGGTCCAGTCTATGCATGTCTTCCAATCTTGAAGAGATGGGGCACTGTCACCGGCCAGCATTGCTCTTGCTGTAGATAGCTGCTTTAAGTGCCAGTCACGGGGGAATTTTGTAATCCCCCGTGAAACCAGCTTTTCCTTCAGGTAATTGACTAGAGCTTTTTCCTGATCAGAGTATCCAGTTCCGGTTCTTTTACTTTTCATATTCAAGCCCGACCGCAAGGCTTTCTTCAACCCACACAGCCTTTTTTATTGCTTCAATCTCTTCATCGGTGGGCTTGCCAAAATACCTGGATACCAACTCATAGTTTTTGATAAGCCTGATTTCATCTAACTCTTCCTCAACGTCACCTTTTATACCAAGGCTCTCTAAAACTTGCTTGTCGTTTACATATTCTCCCTTTAGCTTCTTTTTAGCTGTTTTGAGAGCCTTGTCACTCAGGCCGTACCCGTCTAGTACTTGGTCAATGGTATACTCATTGCTAAATTCAGATTTGAAAATGGCGATTAACGCTTTTTTAAACTTATTCTCGACATCAAACTTTACTTCAACCTTCCTGGTAACCTTATCTTCTACCAGGTCACCAATCGCTTGCTTCAAGGCATTGAAATTATCTATTTCAAACTTTTCCTTGTAGGCAGCGTTGAAAATGCCTTGGCTGCCAAATAGCTGCTTAAATTTAATGTTCTTGTTTTCCATTTCAACTAGAGCACTATTTGTGAGCTTAGCCTTAATTTCATCAAGTTGCGCCTTGTCTTCCTTCATCCGCTTTTCAATTTCGATAGCTTGATCCACCAGAGTCTTTGTATCCATGCGTGTTTCTCCTTTCTTTACAGGGCAGCTATTTTCTCTCCACAATTGGAGCAGATGAATTTTCCTTGATACACCTTCAAGTTTTCATCAGATTTACAAAAAATACATTGTCCAGCAATCCGCTTCAGGATAAGCCGACCATCATTTTGCACTTCAATATTCATCCGTTCTCCAGTTTCGATACCTAAACTTCTTCTGAGGCTTGCCGGGATGGTTATTGAACCACTTTTGTTGATTTTTTTGTTATGGTCCATTAACTGATTTTCTCCTTTCAATATTATTTCACTCTGTAATTTCTGCGCCTGCAACTTCGTCCACATACAGTTCTAGGGTCTGTAAAGCTACTTTCAAATCCTGTTTAATGCTGCAATTAACGCAATTTCTCTCAATAGCATTAAGAACTTTAATTACCGCTTCATCTCTAGTAAGGGCATCTTCTTTATAGCCATTCAAAGAAACCTTGATGATATTAACAGTAGATAAATGCTCCAATTATTACTCCTCCTTTCCTGGCTTTTTGACAACCAGCATATTGTTCTTGCTGTCTACTTGGCAGAAAAGCCGGGAGGGCACAGGCCAGCCAGCTTCGATTAGTTTGTTGATCAGACTTTTTGAATTAATTATTGCAGATTTCGGCGAATTGGTTTCTACCTTGGAAATTATGCCATCATCAGCTTTTCTAATAGCCAGGTAGTGGTTATTAATGCCAACCTTGAACATTTCCCCATGCTTAAATCCTACTGCTTGAGCTGCAACCTTTGATATTCTGATTGAATGCTTGCTGATATAGATAGATTGCCTTGATGAGACAGAAGCTATCTCGGCACCATGTCAGGTAAATGAGTCTACATCCCAATATTTCATAATTTGGCTGGCAGGCCCGTCAACTCTTAAATCTGCTGGAGTTGCGCTTCTGTTGACTTTTCCTTTTACAACCATTTGCAGAACCTCCTTTCATATAATTTGGCTTGCCGCCGGTTATCCGGCCCATTCACATGGTCATCAGGCGAGAGGTAGCCACCCTCTGCACGAACCCTGGATTCCTCCAGGGTTTTCGGCATATCACGCTTTGAAACTTAATACTATTGCACCCAGTTCTTCAACCAGGGTTTCTGTGATCAGTTCACCCTGGGTAACATCCAGTAACCGCCCAATTGCCTTCACCAGTTGCCTGATTCCACGCTTCCGGCCAATCTCCATTAGCATTTTCTTTGCTCCTAATGTCGCGTTTAATCTGGTAATAAACCTCTCCGCCTCATCGTAGCTCAAGCCTGAAAGTTTAGTGTAATAACCGATTCTGTCTCTTAATCTGGCCATTTCTGGTCTGTCTTCGGCAACCACTAAAATTCTCTCTGCCAGTACATCATTGCCGCATAAGACTATGCCAACTTTTGTTTTATCATAGATAGTCCGGATAGTTTCGTATACTTCAAAAGCCATAGGCAATTTTGGCAGGTCTGCTTCATCGTAAATTAGCAGCATTTCTTTCTTTTTTAAGTGCTTTACAATACGCCTTAGCAATGTTGCAGAAGTTCCTTTGGTTTGTAGATCCAGAGCATCAGCTGTATCAACTAATAAGCTTTTTACCGATGTGGTCTTGTCCAGTGTAATTATCGCAGTTTTAGTGGTTACGATACCCTGGTAAGCTTCTAAAGAGTATGTTTTACCCAGCCCCGGTGCACCGGTTATCATGCCAAATTCATTATTATTCAAGCAAGCTCTGCATACGCCCCAAACACGTTCACGGTCCTTTGTCTGAATCACATTGAGATTTCTGACATTCGTTAACCAGCCTCCCTCTGGATGAGCTTCAGCAATTTCTTCTTCTTGCCATTTTCCGATACTTATGAGATAATTCCTTATGGATGTTTCAAAGTCTTCATTTGCGGGGTAAGTGCCCTTCAAGTAAAGACTAATAGTACTGTGTGACTTGCCAACTGCCTGTGCAACGTCACCAACCTTGGTACCCTCCTCCTTGACCAGTTTATGGAGGAGGGTTCTTTCTTTTGTCAAATCCTTTTTTACCACTTCTTTTTCAATCATTGCCATCATCAATCACACTCCTTAAATTTTTTAATATTTTAATTCTCATTGCCTACTCGGCGAAGATAATCGTCAAATCTGTTGCTATTAACCACTTTTTTAGTTTCGGTTTGAATCTTTTCAGCTTGCTTTGCTTTAGATGTTCTCTCCATGCCGGTGATCATTCTCATGTCTCCAGGAACTTGAACATTTTTACCAGTGGTCATTACCGGACCATGTTCCTGGCGTTCATTTACTATTTCTTCTAAGCTAACTTCCTGATAGCCACGCAATCTTTCCTTTAGCTCTTTTTTGCGTGTGGCGCGTTTTTTAAGGAATTGCTTAATATCGTCTTTTGAAGCATCCCAGTCCATCAATTCTTTGTTTGTTGCTGTGCAGATGTAATTGCCGTTCTTTGGATTGAATATTAATAACTCACCAATTCGATTTGGATCGTATCGAATGACCAAACTTTGCCCTACATATTTTTCAAGCAACGGGTGGCTGTACCACCGGCGCTGGCTTTGGGTACCAAATCGCTGGATGCCGGTTGCGGTAACCTTGGCCTTTTCCACATCCATCAGGCAGATATCCAGCGTCCGATCGTCAGGCATTTCCTTTCGGGCTTTAGGTGTCATTTGATACTTTTCATAAGGCGTCATGCCTAAAGTGCTATGAACAAAATTATGATATTGATATATATACATCTCTAAAAGCAGACAGGCTTCTTCCAGTAAGAGCAGTTCTCCACGGTCACACATCACTTTTTCATCAAGTCCAAATGGTCGGTCTTTATTGTCACTTCCGCAATACCCAGGAATGTAGCGTGAGAATTGGTCTGTCATGGTGCCAAACCAGCGTTCTGCATGTCCTTTGGCCCAAGGAGAATACTTGGTGCAAAACTTAGCTTCAATATTTAACAATTCGCATGAGCTGCGTACTTCTTTTGAATACTCCCAATCATCTGCTTTAATACCCTTACGTACTTTGGCCTTATAATCTTCGCCGTTATCGATATATAAAGTCTTGGGCAGTCCGTAATCAGGCAGCTTCTGACCGGCGCATTCTTTAAACATTTCTAAATCCCACCCAAGAGATTGTAGAGAGTTAGCCATAGCTTTACTCATATGACTATCTAGTCCAGCGGGCATCTTTTTAGCCAGAATTCCGTGTCGAAGTGCTAATGCAATAGTTCTACCATTTGCCTGGATACTTAACGACCATCCAGTGATCACTCTTGAAGCAACATCTTCCCATACTGTTAACCATGGCCGGTGCGGCTTGCCTTTGTAACTGATGAAGAAGTCCATACGGTGGTGGTCACCTTCCCACACCTGGTTTACAAATTCCGGTTCCTTTCTAAGGACTTTTTCTGCAAATCGTTTCATGTATTCTTCTTCACCTTCCCTAGCCAAACACACTAGGTCTGATTCATATCTTTTTAGATCGTCTATAACCCGGTAGGTGGTCGCTCTACTAGGAATATCAAAACCATTCAGCTTGCAGAATTTTTCAACCCGCTTATGCACATGAGATACTTTTGGTTGGTTGCGCTTCAGGTATTCAGCCCTGGCAAACCGTTCAACTTCTTCAGTGACCGACCGGCGCACTGTGCCGGTGCCTAAAGTTGGCGTACGTTTCATTAATGCTGCAATTCCTCCTTCCTGATAAAGTTCTACTCTGCGGTAGAGCGTCTTGAGAGAAATACTATGTCGCCTTGCAATAATCTTTGCTTTTACAGTTTTGCCGGTACAGTCCCCCAAGTCTAAATACTCTAGTACCGGCTTAGCCTTTTCATCAGCTTCTTCAAGCAACTGGTTAAATCTCTGGTCTCCAACGAGAGCTTTCACCTCTGCCAAATTGAGACTTTTTGTTATACCGGACGTAGGTTCTTCGATTGAATCCGGCTCATTTATTACTTCTTCAGTAACAGCAACATCTTCAACAGCGTTTTGTTCGTACCATCGGCGGCGGGCTATAGTGGAGAGAGAAGATAGTGCAACGAGATATCCGCTGCCACCATTCCCGCCACGACCAATTTTTTCTTTCTTTACATCCCAATCTCCGCCGTAAACCTTATTGAGTGCCGCCTGTCTTGAGACGCCTTCAAGGGCAGCAGCCTGGCTTGTTGTTAACCAAATCTCTTTCATCAATTGCACTTATTCAATCACCACCTTTAACTAACTTTTTACTGCTCCGGGATGTAATAATCCACACGTTCGTGGAGTATATCCCAGTAAACTACCATGTGAACACCGGTATGGTCTATGATGCGCTTGCCACCCGGAAAAACCGGAAAGTCCTCTACTTTTATTTGGTTTATACTAAAATGTTGATTTATCCAGGCTAAAACTTTTTGTGACATTTTCCTCACCTCTTGATTGACAGGATTTTCCCACCCTCTGACGAATTATGTTAGTGCCGCTAACTAATCCAGGAGAGGGGGTGAAATAAATGATCCGAAAAGAAGAAAAAATATTTGACGAATTTTCAAATACGCTTCTTGGTAAACAAGATTTTGAGCACTTTTACGAAAAAGCTATGTCCTATTTAAAAAATGACCGGTATATAAAAGTAAATGTTTATATCTCTATTAAAGATCGACCTCAAGAATTGGTTATTAACGATTTCGGAGAATTTAAGGAGTTTGTCCATCGAAAAGATGTTATTGCCAATATCTCATTTATTATTGGTGCCTATTTCGATAATGATGAAGCTCATCAGTTTACTTTCCTTTATAATCCAATTTCAGGATTAAGATTGAAGATATCTTCTCATGACAACGTATGGCTACAGGAAACTATTACAAATATGGAAGATTATCTTACTGAATACCTCAGTTCCAAGGCTATTCCAGAGAAAATAGATTCTAAGGAAACTATGCAGCACATAAATATAACTATTGAAAATAATACTTCAGGTAAAACTAAGAACCCACTGGATATTGTCCAAAAAATTTTTTCTATTATCACGATGGGTCGCAATTTCTTTCGAAGTCTATAACAGCCGGTATAGTAGCGACTAATTTATCGCCGTCAAAAATCAAAAACTGCTCTGTAGACGGCCTGAACACCACCTCAACTGTTTTACCTATTAATGCTTGTATTTCTGGCCTTGATGCGTTATATCCAAAACCGTCTAATTCAAGCCCGTTACGAGTCACTTTGGCTAACTTGGCAAAAGTAGCGAAAGGGTCTTTCTTTAACTTCTTTAATCGTGCTTCCCATATGCCTGTTAATCGTGCATACTCTTCTCTGGAGATAAGCAATAAATGTAGCAGGCTAAAAGGGTCAAAATCAAACTCAACGGTAAATTTCTGCTGCTCATCCTGAGCGGCTGTTTTTTTGCCCTCCATTTTCTGGCTTGAGATCATTTCTTCTAGCAATTCACATTCTTCTTTCGCCTGTTTCCACTCAAGTTCAAAACCTTCTTTAGCTTCAGTCATTGCGTAATTTTTCGAGTAGCACAGTAAATTGTGGCAAGCCTGATCATAATATGTTTGAAGCAGTTCTTGTTTTCCCATCTTCTAAACTCCTTTCATAAAGAATTATTGCTTTCCTAACTCCGTGTCTAATGGCTTCTTCATGGGTCTGGCGAAACACATCAATCTTTTTTACTCCAGTTTTTCTCATGGCCCCGCCGGTGTCCAGGGCTTGTCCAACTTCAATGGTCCCGTCCGGGTAGAGAATATGAATCTCACTACCGTACGGAATTAGCTCCGGGTTGACAGCGATTGTTGTTGTTAACCAAATCTCTTGCATCAATTGCACTTATTCAATCACCACCTTGTTGCTAATTTTTACAGGATTTTCCCACTTTCTAACGAATTATGTTAGTGCCGCTAACTAATCCAAGAGAGGGGGTGAGAATTATGGATAGCTTAATGTTTGATGAACTTTATCAAGAGGTTTTACAGGAAGCTGAAAAGAAATTGATTAGGAAATTGCAACTCGAAATTAGACAAATTCAAAGGTTGGAGCTTCCTGAAAAAATTCCTACAAGTAAACTTCTTGAACTAATTTACGATTTCACTATTCATGCAAGTAGAGAAGCTTTAAAGGAATCAGTACGGGCATCCGTAACCATCCTGCAAAAGTACCACGAATCTAAAGGGTAG